AAAACTTTACGCCGCTACCTGATACGCCGTTTATAGTACTATAAACGGCGTATCAGGTAGCGGCGTAAAGTTTTCGTGACTCCGCGAGGCAGGCAGACACCAATACCCATACGTGTCCAATTTGAATGAGTAATTTGAATGAGTAATTTGAATGAGTAATTTGAATGAACTATATGTGTGACCAATACCCTAAAGTTTTTGTGACTGAACAAGGGAGTTAGCCGTACCAACTTGAAAAGCGGTGGCCGCAGGTAGGCCAAACACAATCCTCTCCTTGTTAATATACTTACGTCTTTTTTCTTTAAGTTAAAATTTTACTGACCTTCTGGACAATTCTTGGACATCTTTGGACATGTCTTGGACATTTTTTCGTGTCCAAGCCTTCTGCTTGAGATACTCCAATAATCAACGAAATTACCTTGTAATATATAAGGTAATATATGCGACATATTTTGGACATTTTGGACACGGTTTTTTTGAACTTTTTTCCAAAAAAAAAATATTTTTTTCATTTTTTTGAAAACTTTTTTTAAAAAATCAAAAAAAACTTTATATTTGTCTGTCCAAAATGTCCAAAATAGAGTTATATAGATTAATGTGAATTACAAGCTGTTTATATGTATTATTATGAGTGGTTAAGCATTAGGCTTGAAATCCAAAAAATGTCCTGGACATGTCCAAAGATGTCCAAAGATGTCCCCCTCCTATTTAATACTCAACCTTTTTTTATATAAATACATAATAACCTCCTTATATATTTATCTAAATTCTTCTATCTTCTATCTCTTCATCAGAGTTCGTGATAGTATGGCTGCTCTTACTACTGAAAACTTGATTTTACGATTAGGTAGCAACGGTCACGGTAATGGAAATGGTAATAGAACTGCTTAACTTTCTATTTAAAAAAATAAAACATCTTTATATTAACAAGAGAAATACCTATATACCCCCGGTAATCTCCCGCCGACATTTTATATAATTAATATAAATATATTTATTTATATTTATATATTTATTTTTTCTATATTAATTATATAACAAAAATGAAATAATGTTAAACTGCAGATATCATAGAAAACTTAAAAAATTCAAAATAGCAAATAGTTATATCAAAGTTAAGTATCTTAATGGTTTTATTCATGTTTAATAAATTTTATTTTATTATGTGTATATTATTAATGAACGTCGAAGACCGTGGCGTACCAATTGCTAATATATATAAAATGGACCCTATCCGTTACAAGGATACTCTTTGTATTGACCCTGATTTTCAAGGTGATGACAAGCTAACTGTTAAAGATAATGAATTTATTCAACTTATACCTCGTCAAAAAGATAGAGAGATATTGTACATAGTAGGCGCTTCGGGTTCAGGTAAGAGCTATTTTGCCTTGCAATATCTTAAAGAATATAAGAAAAAGTATAAAAACAATCCTATATATATCTTTAGTGCTTTAAATGAAGACGCGACCTTAGACCAAATGAAAAGTATCAAACGAATTGATATTAACAATAGTGACTTTATAAATGAAGAATTCAATATTGATGATTTCGAGAATTCATTATGTGTATTCGATGATATCGATGTAATTAGTAATAAATATGTAAGGTATAAGGTGTATGAGATTATGAATATGATATCACAGACTGGTCGACACTCCAAGACCTCGGCTATTGTAACAAGTCATTTACCTTGTAAGGGTAATGAGACCAAGATTATCATAAATGAAGCACATAACATTGTATTCTTTCCAAGAGGATTAGGAGGTAGTTCTATGACTTATCTGTTAGAGAAACAATTAGGATTATCTAAGAAACAAATTGATAAAATAAAAAAGTCAAGGAGTAGAGCAGTGGTATTCGTTAAGACCTTCCCAAATGTGATTCTATTCAATAAAAGCGCAGAAATAGTAGAATAAACTATAAATAAATTATTATAATTTGATTTATTTATATTTTTTTATAAGCAAAGCTTCGCTATCGTTTGACAAAGCTATCCATTTTAGCACCAGCTGATTTTGCCCCAGCGCTCATTGAACCGCCTCGTTTCCCACCAAGAGCAGAAACTACTTCACCAACGCCTGGAATGGTCTTTAGAAGACTTCCAATAGCAGAGAAGAGGGAACCACCAACATGACGCTGCATCAAAGACCTTGAAACCTTTGTAGAGTGTTGAGCATCCATAACAATGGTTGATGTGAGGAAACCTGAGCTAAGAGAACTATTCCCGGCAATGGTTGTCAATAGACCTGAAGAAATTGCAACGATAACAATTTCAGGAGTAAGAGTAGCTCCACTGTTGTTAGTAACGGTCAAATTAATTTGCAGGTTAAATTGTCCACTTGACCCATTAGCAATTGTTGGAGGAAGGCTTAAGTCATAGGCAGGGTTAATTGCAAGGACTGACCCAATAGTTGCAACTTCTGTTGGAATACCACTGTTATTTGTGGTACTTCCTTGCATAGCATATCCTGACCATTCGTACCAACTCTGGCAAACACCGTTACGTTTAGACATTTTGTAAAGGTCCTTGTTTGATGCTGAAGCTAATAGACCAGACTGGTTATTGAAATTTACAGATACATTGGTAATAGGTAGGAAAGAAGCAGTGTCAGACGCTGTTTGAGCTGCAATTGGTTTTCTTGCAAATACAAGAATGGTATCTGGAACTTTAGACAACTGAATGTTAGCACAAGAAATAGATGCACTTGCACCGTTAAGAATTGAAGGAGTATTAGTGATGGGAGTAATATATCTTGGATATTCGAGGTATGGCACAACATTCTTAGCATCTACACAGTCACCTGGTTGAAGAGTAAGATAGTTAAGAAGCAAGTTAGCTCTATAAGGTGTTGTAGGGTCTGGAGTAAAGGAATAAGTCCAAGATGGATTTCTTGTAGACCAAAATCGCCTCATAGCAGCATCCATGTTTAGTACAATGTTTAACTGATTTACACCATATAGACCTTGCTCAGACCCATAGTTAGGCTTTCCAAAGATGAATGGAGATACCATAAGAGGTTCTGTAACTGTTACTTCCATATCAATAATCCAGTATTCAGTTGACACACGGTCACCCTCGGCTGTGATAAGAGCATCTTTCAAAGAATTAGCAACATAATGAGCAACATTATTAACTTTAAGAGGATGAGCACCTCGAGGAACCAATTCCTTATCATAACCTGCATTGTAGTAACCATTAATTTCAGTATTTCTGGTAGTAGCAGTAGATTGAACCTTGTAAGTGCTATCAAGAAGAGTTGGAGTTGTGTCTTGATAATGCCCAAGGTCTCTCTGTGGAATACATTTCAAAATACCATCCTTTACATCTTGAAGATTGGTTGAAAGATTGGTATTGTTAATAGAAACTGAAGCAGTTTGAATAAGAGAATTGAATGGGAAAGCTTGAAGAGCATCGTTTTCACCATAAAGCAGCGCCTTTTGTCCAATAGCAACATTACCAATTCTTGCCTGGAATTTGATGGTGCTTTCAATCATTACTTCTCTTGAAATAACAACACTTTCACTTGGAGGATTGACATTGAATGAAATAGATGAAGAAGATGCAGATGTGCTGGGATAACTCTGGTAAGTGTTATGAGCACCACCCTGGAAAACTGCATAATCGGTTCTACTGGTGATATCATTTATACGACTATCTTTACAAACGAATGGAGCAAAAGACATTTGATATTTATTTGTATAATATAATAAAATTAAAATAAAATTTTATTAATTAACTTAAATTTAACTTAATTATATTTTTATGTATTCCGCACCTCCTGTTCCTTCAAACGCATCGATAGCCAATTGGTCTTTTCTTGTAGCTATAACTAATACATTATAAGTACCTTCAGTATTTACATCTATATCTACGTGAATATCATCTACTACTTTACCTCTTCCTACACCAAAAGTATCTACAGGACTTATAAACACCTGAGAATTCTCATTTAGATGTTTATAATAATCAGGTAATTCTATACAAGCCTTCAAATTTTCTGTGGTCACTGTGTAGCGATAGAAGTTATCACCTCTTGTATTAGTTTCAACAAAAGCATGACGTAAGCGATATCCTTGTTCTCGTTTAACTGGGTCAGGATGTTTGATATCAAAGAAACCACTACCTTTACTCAAAGTTCCAAAACAAGTCAAATTACCATCAACAGTAGCATTACCAAATCCATTATTATCACTAACAACTAAATCATATGTCATTAAAACATCATTGCTCATAACAATGTCACCACCAGGTCCTTGAACCTCTAACATATTTTGAGAACCTACATTGAAAACATAACTACCAGGACTATCAAATATCATACCATCTGCTTGAGTTGTTGATATTCCTACTCTATTTCCTGAGCCGTCTGAAATTGTTAAATGTTCAGCGGCACTTGAACTTTGGAATGTAGCTATCGTAGAACCAGTTGCTTTTAATATTCCATTTTCAATAGTAGGTTCTCTTAAAGTCAATTTACCACTTGATTGTTTATCAACGTAATTATAATCATATAATACACTTGAACGACTTGCTGGAAGAATTGGTTTTGATGTCATTGCTCTATTTGTGCCTGTAGATGACACTCCACAAAACATACTTAGGTCAGGTGACCAAGCAATTCCTTCCCAGGTAATATTTGAAGCAGCTGTGTAAGCATTCCAATCAATACCATTAATAGATGTCATTACCCAACCTCCAACACCTCCTCCTTGAGCTAAAGCAACAAATACACTCAATTCTGGACACCAACAAATTGTATTCCATTGGTTTGTCGAAGGAGCTGTTCTTGCTGTCCAGGTAATACCATCTGGAGACGTCATAATACTATTACTTACACCATTATTAGCAACTGCTGCAAATAGATATAACTCAGGAGACCAACAAACACTAATCCAAGCATTATCAGCTGCAGATGTTCTACTTGTCCAATTAATACCATCTGGAGATGTCATAACACGATTACCAGAACCTGAACTTGCAACAGCTACAAACAAGGATAATTCAGGAGACCAACACACAGAGTTCCAAGCGTTATCTACAGGATTTGTTCTTGTTGTCCAGTTTCTACCTGTACTATCTGTAGTAGCCACTCTATTATTTGAACCAATGCCAACAGAAGCTGCAACAGCAACAGCTATTTGTAATTCACTACTCCAACACACACTTGTCCAGGCTCCTTGAGTATTTAAGGAAGTGTCGTCAATCCAAAGACCACTTGGGTCATTAGTATTACTTGTCATAGCAACAGTTCCTGTTCCATTTGGACTTATAGCAACAGCAATAAATCTATTAGCTTCAGGAGCCCAACAGATACTGCTCCATAAAGCATTTGATGTTGTACCAGAACTTAACCACGTAATACCATCGCTACTATAATTAACAGCAGGACTTGATGATAAACTTATAGCTACAAATTGAGAATTCAAAGGGCTCCAACATATACCACTCCAACTTTTTGAAGCAATACCAGAACGAGATACCCAAGTTGAAGCTCCTATATTACTGTTATATATAGATGTTTTTTGTCTTTTATTCATAACTTTCAAATCAGTAACTATAGCATTTCCTGTAGTTGTAGAATTAACCATTGTTCCAGCTGATGTAAGTCTTGTTTGAGCTGTAATACTTCCTATACTATTTAACATAGTCAATGAAGTAGTTACACTAGCAGCACCATTATTAGTTATAGTAACTGGATTAGTAGTTCCTAACGTTATAGTACCTGTAGGACCTACATTCATTCTTCTTGTTCTCGAAGAAGATGTGAATAAGCCAATATTACCATTTGTATTATCAGTAGCATATAGACCTAATCCAAAGAAACCTAAACCACTTTCTAAACCAGGTGGCAAGAAAGACCCAACGTTTTCGTCAATCAAATTCATTCTATTACCACCAAACACATCCTCTATTCTTACAAGTGTAGAACCTGTTTGAGCTGCTCCAGTTCCTCTTAATATAGTATCTCTTATCAAAGGACCACTATCTAATACAACTGTGCTACCTGTTCCTGTAGTTGGAGAAGTTATTAACACATTACTTCCATTCAATGCTAATGGTTTGCTTACTGTTAAAGAAGGAAACGTAACAGTTCCAGGAACGGTTACAGCACCAGTACCAGTAACAACAACACTATTAGTATTACCCAACGTAGAAACTCCTGTAACAGACAAATCAGTACCAACATAAAGTTTCTTAGCAATACCCATGCCGCCATCTATAATTGCAGAACCTGTTGTAGAACTCGAAGCATCTGTCTCATTATCAACTCTAAAAGCTCCTAAAGATGATATAGTAACTGGTGTTGTAGTTCCCAATGTAATGTCACCATTATTAGCAATTCTCATTCTTCTTGTATTACTTGCTGTTGTGTAGAAATCTAAAGGACCTGTTCCATAACTATAAAGACCTAATCCATTATTTGTATCACTCCATAACCCCGTTGGTAATGTAACAGTCTGGTCTATAAAAACAAGTTTTAAAGTGTCTGCTGAATCGGTTACAGATGCTAAACTTACACCAGAGTCTGGAGCAGCAGAACCTTTCAAAACAGTATCAATAATAGTAGGAGTATCTTGTAAAACAATAGGACTTGATGCTGTTCCAGTAATTGTAGAAGATATTAAATTCTTTGAACCATCAGTCACAACAGGTCTATTAGCTGTCAAACTACTCATATTCAATGTTGTAAGAAGTGTTGAACCACTTACAGTTAGTCCTGTGAGTGTTCCTACTTGTGTTATTTGAGTTTGTGAAGCATTAACAGACAAAGTATTTACAGTTTTAGTAAGACCTGTTCCAGCTTCAACTTGAGCAGCTCCTGAAAATTGACTGAAAATAATAGCATTAGTTCCAACAATATCATTACCTGTTGTATTTGTCACAGTCCATCCAGAACTTCCATTTACAGTACCTACCTGTACAAATACAAATGAACCTTTTACAGATGCTCCATTAGCAAAATCTGCTGCTCTTGTGGGAGCTCCTGTTGCTTGCACAACGTATATACCATTTTCAACACCAGATGCTTGATTTTTGATAAGAATACGGTCATTAGTAGCTAAAACAACACCATCTATAGTATCACCATTTTCAAATGAAGTTGCTAATGTTCCAGGACCTGTTGTAGCAACTCTTACAGCATCCTTTACAACTAAACCTTGTGCAACACTATCCACATAAGCTTTGTTAGCAGCATCGTTATTATTTGATGGAGTTAAAACGTTAGTTATAGAAGTACTATTCATATTCAAACCACCTTCAATAGAGGCATTACCACCAATAAAAGCTTTCTTAGCAACAGCAAAACCACCAGCAATAGTCATACCACCACCTTGAGTTTTAGATGTTGCTTCAGTAGAGTTATTGATACTAATACCTCCCTGGAAAACAGCACTTCCTGTAGAAGAATTCGAAGAAGCTGTAGTATTTCCTGAAGTTATTAATCCAACAGCATTAACAGTCATAGGAGTACTTATACCCATAGTAGAAATTCCATTAGTTGTCACATTACCTGAATAAGTTGCAGAACTTCCTGTAATTGCTCCAATGTTTGTAGCCCCAAAATTTCTTGTGCCAGAAGTACTTGTTATACCACCATTTAACGTAGCAACTCCAGTAACTCCTAAAGCACCATTGATAGTACCACTTGTACTTGTAAGAGCTCCTGTTGATGTTATTCCTAAAGTAGTTGCACCTGTTGTATTTGTTAAACCATTAAAAGTAGCTAATCCTGAAGTTGTAGTAGTCCCGGAATAAGTTGCAGATGTTCCTGTAATTGCTCCAATAGTTGTAGCACCAAAATTTCTTGTACCAGAAGTACTTGTTATACCACCGTTTAATGTAGCAAGTCCTGTAGCAGACAATGTAGATGAAAAGTTACCAGTTGTAGACGTTAAAGCAGCTGTTGTAGTTGCTCCAAAATTTCTTGTACCTCCAGTACTTGTTATACCACCATTTAAAGAAGCAAGACCGTCTACTGTAAAATTGCTTGACATAGAACCAGTAGTACCTGTTAATGTAGATATAGTGGTAGGTCCTAAATTACGAGTACCTGTTGTTGAAGTGATTCCTCCATTAAGAAAAGACATACCACTTACAGTTATTGTAGTAAAGTTACCATCTCCTGAACCACCTCCAGCACCTCCAATCGTGGTAGCTAATAGGTAATCCGTATCAATTCTGTCATCACTAAAATTATAAGGATTTGCAGATGTCATTACTATATCATAAGAATTTAAAAAAATAATCAAATTATTATTTAATGCCGAAAAGATATGATATAGTAATGACATCTGCAAATTTTTAGATTGTATAAATTCATTTAAATTAAATTATAGCTTATCCTATATTTGCAATTGAATTTTCTATAAGCTTATCTGCAAGCTGAGATGCCCCGGTCGTCGTCAAATGTAAACAATCGCTAAGGAATAATCCATTGCTATCATAACTATTATCGTAAAAGAAAACTCTTAATCCTAATAACTGAGCATCTTGGACAGCAGCTTTGATAGAGTTTCTAATATAAGTAAATCTTGCTGTTGTAGCAGTAGTTTCAGCAAAATCAGGACGAGAGACCCAATCAAAGATAGGTTGTGAAACAACAAGAACATCTCTCATATTTGTTTCTGTACCTGTCCAAACACCTGCATAACAAAAGAAACGGTCACTAATTCCTATAGTACCATTTGCTGCCAAATTTGTAACTCTAATAGTTCTTGTTGCAACAGTTTTCATATCAATAGCAACAGTTTGCATATAGAAATTTTCTTGATTTGATTGATACTTTATTGTTTTATTAGCAATAATAACTCCATCAATAGATATTTGCCATAAAGCATCAGTTGTATTATTAATATAGAAACTAAATGAATAATATCTTCCTGTTGCAGGAGTTTCTAAATAAGCATTATTTGTAACAGTTCTCATTCCAAATGCTTGAGGACTATTAATCCATCCAGCAGTTTTAGTAACAAAATCTCTTGCATCTATGATTTTATTTTGAGGAAGTCCATGAGCAATATAAGCTGATAAAGCACACGATTGCCATTGAGCATTATTATTATATAAATTCCAAGAACCTGTATTTCTATAGTCATTAATACCAAATTGCATAATAGTTGAACGATTAGCAAAAGATGTATTTTTTATGATATTATTGATATTAGTTGTATTGGATGTTGCATAATCAATACATCGACCTCCCGCTGCTTGTGATACAAGAGTTGTGTTTGTTTTTGTAGCTAATTGTGGAGCATAAGGTGTCATTCCTGCAACTCCAGCTGTCCAACTATCACCAGCTCCAACCCAAGTGGAAGTAAGTCTAAAACCATCAACTTTTTGAGCTTCTGGTTTTTGAGTAGATAATGTGTAATCTGTTGATATTCTATTGTCTGAAAAGTTTAATGACATATATTATTAATATTAACTATATATAAAATAAATAATTAATTTTATTTTAATTATATAATACTATACTAAAACTGATATGTCTTTCACGCCTTTTATTGTCGAAGATAGTCGTATTAATGACATAACTCCTAAATTAGACTATGCTGTTTATAGAGGTGCTTCTTCTAATAACTTTCAAAGTTATACGTCTAATTCTGCCTCTGGTAGTTCTATTTCCTTTAACATTCAACCCCCAAGTGAAAGTACCATTATTTCACGAGAAGTGATGATTGAGACCATTATTAAATTCCAAATTGAAATTACTAACGTACCTTCTGGTAATAAAGCGTTTTCTTATGGTTTTAACGATAGTTTCCAAGCTTTTCCTATGAACAGTTTGATTTCAAGTGCTAACGTCACAATTAACAACACGAACATTTCTTCAAATCTTCAAGATACTAAGGATTTAATATTGAAATGCATACCCCCTAAAGCATTAGGTAAATATCAAAGTACGTGTCCTACTATGGTCGATAGTTTCTATAAATACTATGGTGATGGTGGTAATAACAGTGAATTAAATGGATTTGTTCAATCTTCATATGATAAATATCTACAACCTAGAGGTTGTCATCCTTTACGTTCATATGCTGTTCAACATTTTGTTGGTGGAATTTTGATTGATGATAGTATAGTATCTACAAGTCTAACAGATAGATGGGTTATATCTTTAGAAACTAAAACAACTGAGCCATTGCTTATTAGTCCTTTTATTTTCGGTCCTCCCAATGTTGGAAGTCAAATGGGATTATACGGTATTAATCATATCGAAATTATATTAAACATCGATGCTACTTTAAAGCGTTTTTGGAGTTCTAAGAATTCTAATTATCAATACACTTTGAGATTAGACCAACAAAATCCATTTACCAGTAATATTTTATTGAATTACCTAACTCCTCAACCTGATAATCAAATTGAAGCTAAAAATGTTGTTCCTTACCTCCTTTATCCACGATATATCACACCTATTAGTAATACAAGCTCAATTGCTCCAGGACAATCGACTATTATTTCTTGTCAAAATATTCAGTTATCGAAAATACCTGATTTATTGTTAGTTGTTGCTCGTAAAGCTATTTCAAATCAAAATTGTTTTGATAGTGCTTCCTTTTTACCTATTAAGAATGTTTCTATCAATTTCAATAATCAGTCTGCACTTTTAGCAACTGCTACTCAACAGGACTTATACAAAATATCTTTACATAATGGAATTCAGCAAACTTATTACGAGTGGTCTGGTTATGCAAGCACTTTTGATTTCTTATCAACTAATGGAGCACCTAATACAGTTCCTACAGTTGGAAGTGTTTTAGCTTTAAATCCAGCCCTAGATTTATCTCTTGACCCTACGCTCGCAAATGGTAGTGCAGGGTCCTTCAATCTTCAAATTAATCTTGGAGTTGAAAATAATGGAACTGATAGTATTACACCTGAAGTTTGTATTGTTGCAGTAACATCTGGGTTACTTACTACATTAGCAGGTAATTCAAGTCTTAACAGTGGTTTCCTTACTGCTGAAACAGTTTTAGAAGCTTCTAAAGCACCTAAATGGTCGCGTGTATTTATGGAACGTAAGATTGGAGGTGGAATATTTTCAACAATCGGTAGACACTTAAAAGGAATTTCAAGTGATACAAAGAAAACTAAAGAAGAACCTCCTACAGTTAGGAAAAAATTAGTTTCTTATATCAAGTAAAGTTAAAAGAGAATTTCTCAAATAAATAGTAAAGAAATTTTTTTAAATGAATTTTTCTTTACTATTTTAGTATTTTAATTGCCTCTCTTTAACAGCTTTCGAA